GAGATTTCTGTATTAATTTTCTTAATGCCATAACTATTTCTTGAAGTTCCGCTTCTTTTTGTGCTTTTAACTTCATTAATCCTTTTATCTTTTTATTCTCGATTGCCTTTTGCTCTAATATTTCCATGTAGCTCATAACCATTCTATTTTGCTTCCTAAATTCATTGGAATAAATATAGCCGTTTTACCATCGATAACTATTCCACAACCTAAAGTAGGCTTCTTTGCGTACACTTTACCATAAGCCATTGCGTATGACCTAACATCAATACCACACCCGACATTCATTCCGAAAATCATATCTCTATCCGAAGCTGAATAATTAACACCACCAAAAGAATGAATATGTCCTATCACTGTGGATTGTCGATTATCCCTTGCGCGATTAATTGCACCTTGCGCACCGCTTGACCCTGTGCCATGAATGTATAAAGTATTATCTATCTCATGACTATACGCCCATTTCCACCCATCGGGATAACCTAGCATTTCATTATAGGTTTTAAACATAGACTTAGGAAGTCCTGCGGTTTGAAGCTTTCTAGTTGGTAGGCTTGAATGATTACCTATACAACCATAAACATTCGGGAATGCTTCATGCCATTTAACGTGGTCGCGCCTTGCTAGTTCTAACTCATTACCCGCGCTTTCACCATCGGGGTCAGATTCGTGATAACTAATCGCGTGGAAATCGGTATCGTCGCCAATATCTACAACTGTTGAAACTTGAAACTTATTGAACACTTCGTACACAAATTCAAAGTAATCTGGGTGTGTGAACGGTGCGTGTCTATCGCCTATGATACCAACGACATTAGAATTGCGAAATGATTTAATCAAATCGTATTCATTAGAATTTAATCTCGGTCTAAACATTGTTTGTTTTTTTTAAACAAAGATAATGAAATTATGAAAGATTTTTTAAATGTTGAAAAGTGCTAAAAAATAGCAGGGAATATCTTTTTAATTAATTCCGTTATTTGCCACCCGCCCGTTATACCAACTCCGATTAAAGTATAGTAAACGTATTTAAACTTATTTTGAATAGCAGATATTTCTTCAGTGTTTTTTTTGGTTTGCAATATTAATCCCTCGCCGAAATATTCACTTCCTAGAATAGCATCTTCAATAGTTTGAACTTTGTGCGATAAATTGCGTAATTCATCAAATACCTTTTCTAAAGTAGCGGATTCCTTTTGTGTCATTGTCCTGCATCAATCAAAGGGTAATCGGAAGGAACTGCGCATCTATCTGCAACGTAAGGTATAGCAAGTGAGATTGAAGCCTGAACACCCGCTACAAGGTCTGACAATCGTTCTGTAAAGAAATTAATATTAACCGAATTGCCTAGAGTAAATTCAAAAGTGTCGCTTCTAAGCTGTGCGATTATATCTTGACAAACTAGCATCTGGTCACTTATAACATCGTCTTCGTTCTTTTCGTCTGCAAATACTAAGTCAGCAAAGATAATAGACAAAGAAAGATTAAAAATTGACCCGCTTACGTTTGAACTTTCAATCGTGCAATACATTAATGGATAAGTAATTGATTTACTTTCACCTAATTCCCAAACATCGCCCCAACCAAAGTCGTTTATTTGCTTGTGGTCGATTGCTAAATTATTTAGTAGACTTTTTACTTCCTTTATCGTCATTTTTTACAGTATTTAGGTAAGTCTTTAGCTTAACTACGTTTTTGTTAGAATAATCCTTTGCCATTAATCTCTATAATCTTTACCTAATGCACCGAATTGTGATTGATACATATCTGAATAGTCTTTGTAATCTCTTTCGATACCACCTAAATACATTCCTGTGGAATAACTTGACCCGTTCGGGTGTATAATATCCACACCATTTCCGGGATTGTTGTATAAAGGATAATCAACTATATTCTCACAAAGATAATTTGTAATTCTTTGCGCGTACCATTCAGCTTTGTTTTTATAATAATTCATTAAATCAAACAATTCGGATAATGACCCTTCGTTTGAATTTTCGCTTTGCTTTCTAAGCACGTTTTTGTTAGTCATTTTAAAACCTAATGACATAACCATTTCACTTGCGACATACCAGCAAATACAATCGGTCACGTATAAGTCAAGAAGCTTTTTATTTAAAACAGTCAAGCTATTATCCTCAATTTGTTCTTGCAATTCTTGATATAAGCCAGTTCCTAAAATCGGCTCAATATACATATCTTGCGTTTGCTTGATAGTTGGTCTTATAAGTTTAGGGTCTACATTGTCCTGCAATAGTGACCTATCTTTTAGCGTTGTTTCGCTTATAAATAAAATGTTAGCGCTCATTATCTTCTTTTAATTACAACTTGTTCGACCCATCTATGACGACAATATGGTGTTGTTACTTGTGTTCTAGGATTAGTATAAAATCCGCCACGCCTTTGCCAAACCGAATAACCTAGCCTTTGACTTATTGCTTGAATTTCGGCACGTGAATAAATCTTATCTAACGTGATTAAATTTTCGCAAAACCTTCTAGTAGTTGAAATAATTGGTGCGCCAAGTCCGGGTGTTACCTCGTATGAATATCTGATTTGAATATCCGCTATTGGTTTACGTGCTGACTTTTGTTTTTTACCTTCATCTGTAATCTCGCGAGATATGACTTCGCTTCCATTATCATTAAAAGGCTTAACATTTATCAAGCTATTATTTTCTAAAGTAGATAGTGACCCGATAATAACTTGTTTATCTACCTTTAAAGCGGTTTCCATATCGTCAACTGTCGTCAAAGGATTCTTTTGCAACAAATCTAATATTCCACTTTGTACATTCGTAATAATAATATCAATATCTGCGAATTCTTGATGTGGTATCGGTTCGAAATTGTCATCAAATTGAACACGTCTAGATTTTATTACGTTGTAATCGCTACGAGAATCGCCAAAGTCTGCAAATACACTTACCGCAAAGTCATCATCTTGTTGCGAAAATGCTTGAGCGGTTGCTTCCGGTATCGCTTCGCCTTCTTGCTTTGGTGTTAATCCTATCAATGCACGAATTTCGTTTGGTGTCATTGATTCTAAAACCTTATTTGCAACCAAAGGACTTAGTGAATTGATTCCGTTAATAACATCTTTTTGTGAAGATTCGGTCTTTGATTCTAAAATAGGCAATCCTAACTTTTCGCGAATTTCTTCTTGTGTCATATTAGCCGAAATAATCGCTTCGCTAAATTCAAAGCCTAATGGTTCGGTGTGCTTAATATGAAACTCGGCTGTGATTCCAAACAATGGTAAAATATAACCCAACCATCTTTCAATGAATTGCTGCTTACCACTTACATAAGTGTTCTGGAATATCTCGTAAGCGTCACGCATTTCGGTTCTTGCACCTAATGCGCCCTCTTGAGCGATACCAAACAATGAAGCTGATGTAATTCTATGACCGCTAAATATCTCTTGTTGTATCGTCTTATTTAGCATATCAAATTGCTTATCCAAATCAGAAGCGGATAAGTCAATCACAGTCGGAGCTTTTGCAGGGTCGTTATTAAAGTTAATAATAAATTTACCTGCGTTCTTTTCACCTGAAAACTTGTCTTTTACTTGACGTTCTATTTTTCTTTGCTCTTCTTCGGTCGGAATACCATTGTTAAACGATAGCATCTTTGAAGGCATCATTCCATTGTGAATAGCGTTTAAATGAAATTCAGAAACAGCGACATCTAACTCGATGTAATTTAAAGCACCCTGATAAGTTGGTAACGTGTAAGTATTAACGCCCGGGCGGTATTCTTTTAAATAAATTAATTGCTTACCTACTTTGTTATCGGGATTAAATGCTGAAATGGATTCGATATCGTTTGGCTTTGCCTTAACATCCCACTCATTTGAAATATAGAAATAAGTATTATCTGGATTAGACCTTACTTTTGCATAATCGATATGGTATAAAGAAACCGCATCACCAAAATGGTTGTAGATTATTTCAAGATAGCAACCTCCGAAGGTTTCAATATCTAAAGTGATTTTATCTAGTATATCGTTTATGTTTTCTTTTGACCGATTGATAGGTTTTTCAACTAAATACTGATTCGCTTCGTCGTCAAATACAATACCACCACCCGCGATGTAATTAGCCTTACCGTTTACGATAGCGTTATGCTTTGCCGAAGTGTTAAGCAATGAAAGCAAATGCAAAGGGAACTTATTATCTTCGCCATAAGATACCCAATCCTGATTTTTCTTTTCAGTGAACTTTGGCTGTGAATATTCGCTAAAATTTATCGCTATTAAATTATTCATTTTTTAATATTTTTATTTCCCTGCTCTTCGGTTGTGTATTTCTTTAATCCTAATCGTATTAATAACTCATTAACTATAAAGTTGTCATCTTCGCCCCACTTGTTAAGCGTTTCTTTTTTTATAAATATAACTTCTTCAAAACAAATACAATTATTAGCGTCGCATATTTGACAAATGATATTTATGCCCTCACAAAACAAGTCATATCTAAACGATAGAATATTAACCGAATTAATTTTTCGTGAAATATTACCTACTTTTAACTCGGTATCTAATACTCTAATTTTCAACTGTCAAGGATTCCTTTATAACTGGAGCTATATATTCCCCCGTAATAACTAAATTAAGCTCACTAGCTCCCCAATTATAAGCAACCTCGTCATCATTACCCCACTCGTTATAAGCTTCGCCAGACATCGTTAAATTGCCTTCAGCAACCATTACTAAGTCGCTATCTAATAATGAATAGTAAAAACTAGCACTTTGGAATAACTCGCCACCGATAGGGCGTAAATTAAAAATGGTAGCCGTTACTGCTTGACCTTTTACCCATGTAGGTATTTCTTGAATTGTTTTCATAATTATTTGTTGTTATATATTTCGATTAAATTTCCGTTATGAGTTATTAGTTTTATTGTAAGTTTCATAATTATTTATTAAAATGTTCCTAAAATTTCATCTTTTGTCGGGCATTGCAAACTTGTTAATTCAGACATTGGGAAATTCCCTGTTGGTATATCTGTATAAGTTGCTAATTGCGACTTTGTTAATACCTCTTTATTTAATTCAGTTGGTATAGATGTTGTAATGCTAAATAATCCTGCTGTTGAAGCTCCGTTTCTAATGGCATTGCCAGTACATAACTGATTACCTGCATTTGCATCCCAAGTATCTGCCATTATATTAGTTGTTTAATTAAATCCTCTAATTGCTTAATTCTGTTCTCTAAGTTAGCTATTTTAGCCGTATGTACTTGACGATATGATAAATCTAAATAAGTATCATCTCTTTCAATTACTGCACTAGGTAAAACGCTTTGCACATCTTGAGCAAAATAACCTAATTCCTCAACTCCATTTTTTGTGTATAACTTTGCGGTTATGCTTTCAATTCCTTTAGCTTGATAATTATCAGTTATTAATGTTTTTAATCTGCTATCGGAGCTTTCAAAAAATGCAGTCGCCGTCACACTACTAGAGAATGTAGCTGCACCTGTGGAGGCTAGAGTTAAAGCATTTACTAATGTACCTGCGTTTGAGTTTACCCTTAATGTTAATTTACCTTCCCATGAACTACCTGCATAGCTATCTAAATAAGTTTCAATATATGGATAATTATTTACAGTAGATAATCTACTTGAATAAGCAGAACCTACACCACTTTCTACAAATAAAGTTCCATTACTTACTGATAAATTTGAAGCAAACCTACCCGTACCATTAACATCTAGCTTGTAAGCATTTTGTACGCTTCCGTATCCTATCTCTACTGAACCTGTACTAGGTAATGTTAATATACCCCCCGAAGTCAAGGTCATTGCTTGAGTAAAGGTTATAGCGTTACCTGCTGTTCCTGATGGAGCGGTTGACCATTTGTGAACCCCATCTCTTTGCTCGTATCTTGATGCAAAATTTGATGTAATATAAATAGTATTCCCTGAACTATTAGCAAAAACATTAGTTCCTAAATATAATTCCGAATTAGCAGAATTTCTGCCAAACAAACTAGCATTGCCTACTTGTAAAGCAACATAATTATCTGCATTATACCACGCACTCGGTGTAACTCCTAAGCCTAGATTGCCAGAAAAAATAGCAGCGCTTGTATTAAATAATATAGGTTTATATGCAACACCATATTCAAGAGCAGTAAAATAAAAATTATCTGCAATATCATTATATCCAAATATTCCGCCTTTTGTATTTGCAGTATTGTTTACATATAATGATGAATTATTAAAATTAGCACCTGAACTACTTAAAGATGTTCCAATTCTACCACTAAACGTAGCACTTGTACCATTTAAAGTTCCTGATATAGTAGTATTTCCAGCTGAATTAATTGTTAATCTTGCAGACGCTCCCGTTTGCAAAATCAAACTACCGCTTGACTCGTAAACAAAAGTATTATCTGCGGAACCCAATTTAAGTATTCCTGTAATTGTTGCACCTCCTGTAACTTGTAGCTTTTGCCCTGAGTCGGTAGTAGTTCCGATTAGTACATTGCCACCATTTGTAGGATTTAAAGCCAATGCTCTACCGCTTACGCTTGATTGTAAAAAAGCATATTTATTAGTAGCTCCTGCTGCGGTTACATTTATTAAAATATCTGCATCTGCTCCATTACCCGTGGATATTTGACCAGTTGATGAAAAACTTGCTGCATTTACATTTCCACTAAAACTTGCACTTGTGCCACCTAATGCACCTGTAAGCGTCTTAGCCCCTGCTATTGTTTGCGCTCCCGTAGTTATTACACCGCCAAAACTTGCATCAGCTGGTTGTAAACTTAAAAGACTTCCAACTATACTGGCTCCATTTGCGTTTGGTGTTATCCCGATTGCTGCTAAAGATAAAACTGTGTATTGTGGTATATTTAAAGTATTGCTAATAAATGTAGCTGCACCACTTGTGCCAGTCGTGGTTAATGTTATTGTGTTTTGCTTACTATTAAATGTAGTCCAATCCGTAGAGCTTAAATACCCATTAATCGTAGAGGTAGCGGCAGGAATAGAAATAGTGTTTAATGTTCTAACTAAAGGAGATGAGAAAGTTAATACATTTTCTTTTCCGTTAAACGTACTCCAATTAGCTGAGCTCAATGCCCCTCTATTTGTAGCACTTGCACTAGGTAAATTAAAAGTATGAGTATCTAATACGCTTGAAATATTAAAATCCGTTCCAGTCGTTCCAGTTGCAAAATATTGAGTGTTTGCAGTTAATCCGTTTAATGCTGCAATACCACCTGCGAAAGTTGTTGTTACTAAACACAAAGTATTATCCTCGGTATGAAAAGTAACTGTACGACCGCCTGAATTATTTACAATGTAAACTCTTAAAGCTAACCTATCGGTAATTAATAAAACAGTTTCGGGTACTGCTAAAGACGTGATATATAAATCAGTTGTTGTACCCCCCGTTATTTCTTCAGGAACTGCACTTGAACTTGCAATACTTGTAAAAGTCGTTCCATCGTATTTTAATAATTCAACATAAAATTTAGAATTACCACCACTTGAGCTAATATTAAAGTACATCTCAAAATTCCAAGCACCGCCCGGAATAAGCAATCTGTTAGGGTTACCTGCATCGGTTAAGAATTGAGCAATTAAGCCGTTACCTGTTAAATTAAAGTCAGTACCTCCACCAATAATGGCACTGTTAGCCATTTGCTTGTAAGTCGCCACACTTGCAGCAATCGAGCCATTTAAATAATAATTAACATTAGCCCCTCCGCTTGATGTCGATGGTATAGTCGCTAAAGTTCCATCGCCACGAATGTATTGAGAAGCCGTACCTGTTGCGGTAACCTCTAAAGTACCTGCACTTGTAATTGGTGAATTAGCTACGCTAAAGGCAACTGGCATCGTTAAACCAACGCTAGTAACCGACCCAACGCCTGCGCCAATATCTGAACGTAATTCAGTTCCGGTACGATATTTAACTACTCCGCCATCAGAAACTAGAAATTTATCAGTATCGCTTGTAGCGTTTTGAATATTAGCGATTTTTAATCTAAAATTAGTATCTATTCTAAGAGCTTCTGTATTGTTTACGCGAATTATAAAGTCATTGTTTATGGTCGAACCTATATAGCAATCATTATCTACGCCCGGATTGATAATCCCGAAACTTGCATAGCTTGACGTTCCATCTGTTAAGTGTATAGCGTTACCGATTTCTTCAAGAATTGAATCACCGACCGCGCCTGTGCTTGTAAACTTTGCAATATTACCAGTCGTTCCCGAAATACTAGAACTTGACGCGCCACCAATATCTGTTAAGACCTCGGAAGCTGTACGATATGCAACGGAATTATCTGCTTTTAGGCTTAGAAATTTTGTAGCTGCTCCTAAGTCTGTAAGTGCTGAAAGTATTAGCGTTCCATCAATTTCGATATCGGTCGAAGAAAGTTGTAATGGGATTTCATTTCCAAATCCATCTGTGATTCTTTTCTTTACGCCTGTGATTGTATTGTTATCGGTTACCTTTAAAAGTGAATCGTAGGTTTCCGATATTAATTCGCCTGTAAGTGTAGCCATTTATTTATATGTTATAAAATCTTCCGATTGTCCGTTATATTCAGTGAAAGTAAAAGCTTCACCAACTAATTTCATTTTACCGATTTCTAATTGTTTTTTTATTTCTGGTTCTTCTTGAAATTCAAAAACTTGATAAGTCCAAAATCCCTCGGTTGCGTTTAAAAAATAATCATTTACGTTTATCTCAAATTCTGAATATCTTTCGATATATAAACTTTCATTCAATGCTTCAAAGATAACGATTTCATTTGTAATATCGTTCACAAATTCAAACAAGTAAATAGGTGATTCAATCGTCACCTTTTCAAGCGACAAAACCAAATCTTTTACAGTTCCTTTTTCAAAAAGTATCATAATCATAAATATAATTTTTAGACGTAAAAAACACTATATATATTATTTACTTTACTTTACTTTACTTTGCGAGTGTTACGAACACATTCCGAACGCGTTACATTTTTTACAATAGTTTAAATATCAATGAGTTATGAGATTATTTTCTTAGTTTTTTTTTGAAAAACCTCCAACGTTTCACTAAAGTTTAGTGAAAGTATCATGAAACTATGATGAAAGTATCATGAAAACATAACTAAAAAACACAAATTTAATGTTTAATATTATTATACATTATGACAATTTTATGACAATTAAATACAATATTACTTTTACATTTGATTCATAAACAAAAACAAAAAACGACATGAAAAATTACACAATCGCATTTATGGACAATGATTATAATGACCTTATAATTAAGAAAGTTCAATTCAATAATTTAAAAGAAGTCAAAGCTTTTGCTAAAGAAATTTTAGCGAACCTTTGCGATAATGACATCACTAACTTTAGAATTTACTAACATGGAAATATTAGCTTTTATTTTTTGCGCAGTACCTATTTTATTTGTACTTTTATTCGCAACCGCAGTTCACTATTTTATGGAAACACTTAAAAAACACGACAATGAAAAATCTATTTGAAAGACTAAAACCAGAGCATATTGAAAAGCTTAAAGAATCACAAACTTTATACCCAGCGACAATTCCAAATATATTTTTGGAATTAGAATTGAATACTTTTTGGGCAGACTTGACTTATTCTTGCGTATTTACTTTATTAAGTTATTTAGATATTTACAATTATTCACCTTCTACAATAGAAAATTTATTTGATAATGACTAAATTAATTGACAAAATAGAAAATATTTATTTAGATAAATTCCATGCACTGCCAGAGTGCGAAATGAAAACTAAAGCTTTACACGCTTTAAATAATGAAACAAGTTTTGGGTGGTTAGGTGGCGATATAGCCGACTACCTTGAAGATAATTTACTAAGTGAAGAAGAACACCCTTTTATTTTAGACTTGCTTAAAACGTACGACAATCGTTCTAGTGGCTCAAGTCTTTGCAATGGTGAAGGTGGTATAAACA